TTGCTCGACTTGCTGCTCTGACTGCTGAGTCGAATCCTGCTGGAATTGGGTAACAAACTCATTCCACTTAGACGAAACGGCCTCTGCCTGTCTTTGAGTCAGACCAGCTTCATGAAACCAGCTTGCCGCTTTCTTGGAAAACTCAGGATCAGCGCCTTCTGGAACAGGCAACTTGTATTCCTCCGGCTTGGCAGGCATTCCTAGCTTTGCCATTGCCGACCGATAGCCCTCAACATCGCCCTCTTTTGGCAGGCGGATAATTTGATCCGCAGGAACGCCGATGATCTTTTCGGCATTGCGATGACCTTGAACGGCTTTTGAAAACAGTTCCGGGGTCAGTTCTTCTGCCACAAGACCACGGTTTTGCATCCAACCCTGAGTGTCAGGATCAAATGACGAATACCACTTTGAGGGTTGTTGTGTCTGTTCTTGTTGTTGTTGTTGTGGTTCTTGTGTAAGTGTTGCGGTACCCGCAGGCGCAGTAGACATGGTTTCCTCGTTGGGCTATTTGCGTGGCTGACCGTAGAGTGCCCAAAGTTCCTCGTCAGTCAGTTTGAGATGATGCTGAATCCGCAGAAAGACTTCTCTGCGGCCTTCAAGTTGAGCCTGCACCCTAGCATCAGGGTGAAAGGTTGTGTCTAACGCACGGCAAAAGCGAGCAAGATCAGACAAAACTTCTTGGCCGGGAGGGCCAGAGAATGTCTGGTGGTATGCCTGTCTGCGTACAAGAAGGAAGTCTTTAGCTCGCTCTAGCCAGTTCATTGTTTGGGTTGAACCGTTGCTTTAGCCATTGCGGCAGCACCTGGAAGCGCTTGAATGAGGGCTTGTTGTTCTTGACCTTGTTGTCGGCCAGACCGCTTTTCGCCAACTTGTTCTGGCGTTGCCATCCAACGCGCAGGCAACCCCTGAATTTCTGCCAGTTCAGGAACCATCACATCAAAGTTGAAGTGATCCAGAATCGACGGGTCTTGGGTGTTGGCAGCGATGTTGGCTGCATAGTCGATCATTCGCAGACCGCCAGCAGCTTCTTCCGCCCTTTGAGCGCGAGACAGAGGAGAATCGTACTCAACCTTGTATTCGCCTTCTGCTTCCAGCAAGGCTTCTGGCAACGGCGGTAAAAGACCTTGTGCCGCCAGAAGATCAAACTCTCGTTCAATCATTGGGTCAAGAAGTTCGGTTTGCTGTCTACCCATAGTCGGAGACAACAGGGCGCCCTTCTCCCGGACTCGCTCAATGACTTCTGTAGCAGTCATCTGCGGTGTTTCGACGAGAATCTGAAACAGCGTCACAAGGAAAGCGTCATTAATGGCGACACGGTTGTCGTCCATCATGTCTTTGCCAACAGCAATGTTTCCTACTGGCAAAGGCTGAACCAGCAACCGACCATCAGCAGAGACGCCGCCAGCATTCAAAGCGCCGGGTTTTAGCGAGAACGAATCAATGATGCCGTCATCGTGAACTAAGAGAACTGGGTCAACAGTTCGATGACCCTGTTTCAGCAGCGTCTTGGTTTGATCGTTCAGAACCTTGATGTTCGGCAGAACCAGCATTGCCGGAGAACGGCCAAACAACTCACCCGGCCCAGCGACATACCTAGAAATGGCATACGGGAAAGTTGTATACCCGCCCTCTGACAACTTGGTTTTGTCTTTTGCGTACAGGACATAAACCGAGGCAAACTTTTTGCCCTTGGCGTCTGCACGAGACGGGTCAAAATCTGCACGCGGCATGACCATGTGCAGCACTTTGAACAACTTGTCAGGGTTATCCCGCTGTGCCTGCGCCAGTTCATCCGGCAAAGGTTGTTCCGGCTTCGGCCACTTCTGCAAAATCTGGCGTGCCGTCATCTCAAACCAACGGAACACCGTGTCTACAACGCCCTGATGGTTTACATCGAACACGACTTCCGACAGATGAATCTGCTTGTACCGCAGACCACCTTCGTCTAGGGCATCTGTAAACAAAACGCCGGTTCCAAAGGCACCAAGATTGACGTAAATCTCATGCAACTGGCTCTGGAAATTGGCCTTGGCTTGCTGTCTGTAGTGAAACAGAATGTCGGTTGCATCATCAAACCATGCCCTGACGGAATGATCCTTCATCAGATAGCGGTTTGAAGCACGGAGCCGGTGCCACTTCTGGTTTCTAGGAGTCAGCATGGACTCCATTGCGGCAGCGAATTTGGTCAACCCAAGTGCTGCTGTGGCGTCGAACATCAGTTCCGTGTTCTTCTCGCCACCACCGGAGTTTTTGACGGTACTCAGCCCGCCATTGAAGGTACGCGCATACCCCGGAAGGACACGTTCAGCAACCTCGACCCACTGGTTTTCAAAGGTGCTGCGCTTGGTCTTTAGCGCATCAGCCCTCTTACAAAGGGCTTCAATGGCTTCGTCAGCGTAGTACATTAACCGCCAAGCATTGTTGATGCTCGTCCGTAAGCATTGGTCTCGGTCAGGATAGTTCCGGCCCGACCCATACGCCTAAGACGCAGACGTTCAGCAGTACGTTGAGCGTCAAGCATCTGCATTGCCTCTTTATCTTGAGCCGGAGGAGGCGGCGGAGGCGGCGCTGAAACTTTGGGTGAACCCATAAATCCCCCTAAATGATTGCGTAGTCTATGTCTTTGGCCTGCTGTAGTCTAGTACGGCGGGCAAACTTCATGTCGCGTCTTGCAATAGGCTGGGCAAAAGTCATTGCCAAAGCATCAGCTTCATCAGGAGAAGCCATGCCTCTACGCTTCATGTCCTCTTTGGATTCCAGTTTCAGTTGATTCTTTGCAACCGTGTAACCGTATTCGATATTGCAAAGATCATCCACCAGTTCACGATTTGCAGGGACACTTCCAGAAAGAAGCCATTCCCGCATTCGATCCCAGCATTCCACCCGCTTGTTCAGATACCTCTCTTTGTCATCGGCAGAAGCGCCAAACTGCACTTCTACGACACGATAGCCAAGAGACTTAAGCAGATCAACAACGCCGCCACCAACCCCATTGCCATCAACGAAAATTGCGTCCGGCTTATGCTTGTCGGCTGCTTGGGCAACGCGGTTCGTAAGTTCAACAGTTGATAGATTGCGGTATTGCTGCCAAGGAATGCTTTTGGCGTCCTTTCCTTGGCGGAAGCAGATAACCGATTTGTCGTCTCCAAATCTCGACACATCAACTCCCATGACGAGGGGGGAGCCTTCATCTTTCGAGACTTCGCGTTGCTGTGCTTCTTGCGCGATTGAGCGCGATATAAATTGCTTGTCGCCCGTGTTCGGGAATCTCCCATAGACCTCGACGTAGGCTTCATTTGAATCCGGCCCGTACTTGGCAACAATGCGATCATAGACCGATTTGTCCGTACCCTCCACATTCCGGCCATCAATCTGACGGGTTCTCCAATAATCCCGCATCTTGTGGAAGCACTCAAAGAACGCTCCCGTTGTTCTCCGAGGATTGGAAAAGGCAAACCAGTAACGGTCTACAACTGGTTCTGTAAAGAAGCCCTCGGTTACTCGCCAGATCGGCTCTGCAATACCGGAGGCTTCATCAAACAACACCATCATGCCGTGCGGATTGTGCGCCCCAGCAAAAGCATCCGGGTTTTCCTCCGACCACAACTGAGCGTGTGCGTAGTAGTACGACGTGTCCAGCTTCAGGTCGCGCTTTAACGCTTCTGCAAACCACGGGGCCGGGACGAGCTTGGTAGCAGTCTTGTCAAACCAATGCCCGTTGATCGACATTGTGAGCCAGCGACCAAGTTCCGGCCATGTACGGGTCAGCAACTGCTGTTCCGTATTTGCGGTAACGATACAAGTCCCGCCAATCCGAGTGCTGATAAACCAATGCAAAAGCATTGCAAGGGTTGCACTCTTTCCAATCCCTCGACCAGAAGCCACTGCCTCCTGAAACACCTTGCAAGCAGTACGCATGGCAAAAGCATTGCGGTTGTCCTTAATCGCAAGACGTACTTCCTGCATCAACTCCCGCTGCCAACCCCGAGGCCCAGCCAATCCATCCAAAGGAGTGTTTGGCTTTCCCCAAGGATAAGCAAACATCACAAAGGCTTCAGGATCATCCACAAGAGCAGGATCCCACACCTCCCGCATTAACGCAGACTCATCCGCAGCAGAGTACTTCACAAATCCTCCCGCCAACCCATGTTCGGCTTTTCCATAAGGCAAGAATACAGTAAGGAGAGCAAGACTAAGTAGAAGGCAAAGCGCCAAGAGGAATGCAATATCACGAACAAACATTCAAAAAAAACGAGAGGGGGGTCGGTCAATGAGTGCGCGCATCCAGTCGCCTGGCCCCCCGGGGCGGCCGCGCCCCCCGCCGGCGGGGGGGGGGGGGGGGCGGGGGGCCGGGTGGGGGGGGGGGGGGGGGGGGGGGGGGGCGGGGGGGGGGGGGGGGGGGGGAGGGC